GACGTAGCCCGTGCCGTTGTTGGCGATGCTCGTCTTCGTGAAGCCCATAGTCTGGGCGGAGTTGGCATCGTTGTTCGCCTGGGCCAGCGTGATCAGGGGCTTGTTGCCCGTGGCGCCCGAGATGTAGACGATGGAGCCCGCAGGGATGGTCGAGCCGGACTGGTTGCGGACTTCGACCTCTAGGTTGCGGGCGACCGCCGTGCCTCCGAGAAGGGCGGACTGGACGAAGGCCGTGGTCGCGATGGAGGTGTCATTATCGCCGAAGGTCGGGGTGACTGCCCGAGCGTCGCCCGTGAAGACTGGCGAGTTGAGCGGAGCGTAGGCCGAGAGGTTGATCGTGACCCAGTCCGTGTTATAGTCGACCCCGTCAATCTTCTGGAGGTACTGCCCAGCCGTGCCGCCAGCAGGGACGCCAGGGCCAGCAGGGCCGGGGACGCCGACCGAGCCAGTGAGCGTGCCTGTGACCGTGCCGGAGATGGTGCCAGTCACCGTGGACTGGTCGGCGGTGAACGTGCCGGTGATGGTCCCGAAGGTCGAGGCCGTCGAAGTGATCGTCGCGTCAGGCATGGCGGTCGGTTATTCCGTGACGCTGTCGATGACGTTGACGCGGAAGATTTCGGTACGGGAGATGCTCGAGGCGCTGAAGACGAACTTGATGTCCCAGCGGGCGTTGCCGATGGCCCAGTCGCTGGTGTCGCCCGAGTAGACCACCGTGAAAGACAGGCCGTCGACCGCCTTCGTGACGGTCAGGTCGTAGACGTTCATCATGCGGTCCTCGAGGGACGAGGTGATGGTCGTGGTGGTCAGGTTTGCCGGACCCGTGGCTCCCGGCGTCCAGGTGAACGTGCAGGCGAAGGTGTTTCCCCTCGAGACGGTGACGGTATTGGAGCAGCTCATCGGGTCTGACTATGCCCCGATTGGAAGGGGGGGGCTAGGCCACGGGGTCGAACAGGCCGATGTCGTCGATAGCGGTGCCGATGACGGTGGGCGTGGTCGTCTGGTAGGGGCTGGAGAAAGCCGATGCGTCGATGGTAAAAGTCTCGGCGAGGTCGGTCGTGACGGACTGCCCGGTCAGGACGGACTCATAGCGGACGTCCAGGTAGACGAACGCGAAGACCGAGGCGCCGTAGGAGTTCACCGTGGCGGTCGGCTCGGCACGGGCAAGGGCTGAGGTCAGGGCGCCGGCGATGAGTTTGTTGCCCTCCTCGCTTTTGAAGAAGCCGGACGACGCTCCGTAGGTGACGTTGTGGTCGTTGACGGTCGGGGTCGCCCCTTGGCTGACGGCCCGTCGCAGGCTCCCCCACGTCGAGATGCCGATGGCGTTGTCTCCGATCACGTAGCCCATCAGATGCGGGCGTAGTAGTATTGCGCCGTGTCCGTTCCCAGCTTGATGCGGTCAGCCCATAGGGAGCCCGTGACGTACTGGTTCACGCTGATGCTCGGACCCGTGGCCTCGGTGGCGACGGCCAGCAGGACATACCCGTAGGTGTTGGTGTCAGCCAGGGCGACGTCCGAGTTGATGATGCGGGGGTAGTCCGTGGAGGTGTCGTCGGCGCTGGGGAACGCCCCCGTGGTCGCGTCCTTCCCAGAACGCAGGTAGACGTAGCACTCGTGCGTCGTCGCGTCGAAGGGCGTCATCACCGAGACGGGCCAGTCCGGGACGCCGGCGGTCGTGCGGTCGAGTTTGACCCAGACCGCGTCCTCCTCGATCTGCGGGACCAAGTTGTTGATGGTGCCGGGGACGACCTGATAGAGCCACGCCGAGCCCGCCACGTCGTAGTGCAGGTTGACCACCTTCAGCGGGTGGTTGTTCGCCTGCGTCGGGGACGGGAAAGGGTCGGACGTGTCGAGGGTGAACCCTTGCGCGGACGAGTCGAAAGAGTAGCCGACTCCGGGTTGCAGTTTCATCAGACGGAGGCGTAGACCTTGGAGTTATAGCCCTCGCGGTTGAAGCGCAGCTCATACTGGACCTTGTAGAGCAGGCCGAAGTCCTCGAAGGACACCTGAGCCAGGAGCAGTTGGTTCTTTCCGCTGATCGTGAAGGACGTGCCCATGTAGTCAGGTACGAGCTTCTTTCCGGCGAACGTGCCGTTGCCTGAGGTCTTGCCGACCGCGTTGCGGTGGTCGTTGACGATGGTCGAACTGGTCGTGTAAAAGATGCCGGACAGCGAGCACTGCGGGGCGAGGTAGTTCGTCTTGCCGTAGAAGTCCTTGTACTCGGCGACCTTGAATCCGAGGAACCTCTTGCCGTTCTGCTGCTCAAAGGTGGCGCCGTTGTTGCCCTTATACTCGGTCGTGTTGTTCGGCCCAGGGGTGGCCGTGTAGACGGGAGCGGCCAGCGTGCCCGTGCCGACGCCGGCGATGGGAGAGCCGGAGAAGCCAAGGCCCGTGGCGAGCTCGAAGAAGTTCGGGTGGGTCGTGATGTTCTCCGAGGTAAGACCCTGCGAGCCGGTGATCTGCGGGTCGGTCGACGAGGCTCCGCCATCAATTCCGACATAATCAACCGTCAAGGTGGCGATGCCTAGGGCGTCATACGTGATGCTGTAACGATGAGCGTTGCAGTTCGCGTTGATGGGACAAGTCGAGCCGCGGTTTACCACCGTGCCCAGCGAGGCGCTTTCGTCAGCCTTCCAGACGACCGTTGCCGTCAGCAGTCCGTAGCCGTCGTCTGAGATTTTAGCCCCCGGCTGCTGGACTGGGGTGGTGAGGGCGTTGCCTTGGTCGATGCGTGCCATAAATTATTTACCCATGAGAAGGGCTGCGCGGGAAGGGGTGGCGTTCATCCAGGAGGTGGCGCCAGGGTCGCCTGCGATCTTCTCGAGAAGGGCGTTCGTCTTTCGTGCCTCGTCGAGCTGAGAGTTCATGGCCTCGAGCACCGGGTTCGGGCCTACGCCGATGACGTTGCCGAAGCCCTCAGGGCCTTTGAAGTCGGCTGGCTTGTTCTTCGCGGCGGCCGCTGCGGCTGCGGCGGCTTCGGCCTTAGGGTCAACAGGGTTCTTTGCCTCGAAGCGTTCCATGGCCGCCTGCTGGACAAAGTTATAACCGAAGCCCTTGCCGATGCCAAGTTCTCCCATCAAGGCCGCGAAGAAGCTGACGGGCTTATTCAGCAAGAAGTCCATCTGGTTCTGGTCGACGAACCTTCCTGCGCTCTCGGCGCGTCCGGCGGCGGTCATCTCCTGGTAGTCCTTGGCATCCTGCTGAGACTTGATGAAGCGAGCCATCCGCTTCTCGCGTTCGTCAGCCAGTTTGTTTTCTCCGCTGGCGATGTCTTCAAAACCCTTTTTTGCGATCTCCCGAGATCTTTGGATGGAACTCTCGATCTCGCCCAGAATCTTGTTCATGATGACAAGCGGGGCGGCGAAGGAAAACACGGCGTCCTTGAAGGCCGTGCTGAACTTCTTCTGGATGTCCTCGAGCTGCTTGCCGAAACTCACGGTCGCCTGCTTGGCCTTCTCCATGGCCTGCGGGACCTCGGACGTGGTCTTGATGTTTACTTCAAGGGATTGGGCCATCGGTCTTAGGGGGGCTTTCCTTTGCAGGATTGGAAGCAGTCGAGGCGGCATCCTTGGCCTCCTCCTCAGCCATGAATGCTTCTTCCTCGGGGGACATGATCGCCACGTCCGCACCCTTGCGGATGGCCAGGGCAGAGTTCAGCCAGATGGCCTGACACTCGGGCATCTCCCAAGCACGCTGTTCTGGCACCCCTGATGCAATTAGATTGGCTACAATACTCAGAGGCCACGGGACGCCCTTGTCTCCGCCGCTCTTCGTCTTTGTCTGCTCCCAGAACTTAGGCCAGTCCTGAACGAGGATGTAGCCGGCAAAAGATGTCAGCATGGCCTGAAACCTTTCAGGGTCACGGCATAGGGACGCTACACGCAGCTGGTCAATCCATCCAATCTTGCCACCAAGGGGTTCTTCAGCGCACACCTGACACGCAAACAATAGGTCTGCTGGCGTGATTGCTCGCGAGCCCGTGACGAGCGGGGACTCAAAGGCCATCAGGCGCACGCGGTACTTGAGGCACCACGGGTAAAGCACTCGACCCAGCAGCCGAAAAGGCGCCGGGTCGACGTAGGCGTTCAGGAAGCGGCGGTCCACTCCTCCGAGTCTACCCCCTTCGCGGGGGTGTCAATTAGGCAGGCGTGATGCCTTCGTAATCGACCGCCGTGATGGTGACGGCCGTGAAGCCCTTGTTCGAGCCCTTGTCGTCAATCTTGGTGATGGTGCCGACGAAAGACGCAGAGGCAGAGCCAGAGGGGTAGGCCGAAGCCGTGTTGACCGTGAAGCTGAGGGCGGCGCCGAGGACCGGCATGGTCGAGGTCTTCGCGATGCCTTCGATAGTGATCTCGCTCTTGCGGTCGTCCAAGCGGTGGGTCTTGGTCAGGCCAGTCTCGTCGACGACCGTGACGTCCGCGTTGAAGGAGGACGACAGGCTGTAGCTCTGGACGAAGAGGTTGGTGACAGTGCCCGCCACTCCGTAGAGGCAGGTCGTTCCGTTGGAGATGGCGGCCATTTGTATTTGCCCCGATTGGAATTAGGCCGGAGGCAGGACAACCAGCACGTCGAAGGCGAAGGCCGTCGCCCAGGAACGCTCGTCAATTCCCTCGTCTTCGGAGGTCATTGTGACGTCGTAACAGGAGGCGTCGGTCGAGGCCGTGAAGGCCGCTTGGATGCTGGTCAGGTCACGCATATTGCCGGACAGGGCGGCGCATCGGGCGCGGTGATCGGCGAGGGTCGTGTCGTCCGCGTTGGAGAAAAGGGTGATGCGGACCGAGCAGGCGTAGTTGCCCAGCCCCTCAGGCAGGTCTCCAGGGGCCCGGGCCGAGTCGCAGAGGACGACGGCCTTGGGCAAGGTCTGGGTCGCGGCGCTGTCGCCCGTCAGGAACGTGACGGTTGTCAGCCCGGTCTGGGTCGAGAGGTAGGTCGCGAGGGTGCCCTCGACGATGTGGCGGATGGATTTGGTGCCCATAAAGTTTATTTTATGTTTTCTTCGGCGATTGCCGTGTCTAAGTGTTTTCTAAATCTGGCTCTCATCTGCTTGATTCTATTGGCATAGACGAGCCCGAGAACATCAGCATTGGTTGCGATGTCATTCACATTGCCAGAAGGATTAGTGACGACCAGGTCTACGGCTTTGTCTGTGGCGGAAAGCGAACTGGTTCCTTGGACTTTGTTATGCCTATTAATCCAAGATACCTTCAGCAAATCTACTCCGAAGTCCTTGGGGACTCCATTAATCATAGGCTTAGGAAGCGAGCGCAGTGCGGAAGCCCAGCCAGCCTTGATCATACCGACCATAGCCTGTCGCTCTCTGATGTATTCCTTCAGCTCTGCCGTTGTTTCAACAAGCAGTTTCCTGCGGACAGGCTTGATGTTCTTTCCGATACGTCCGCCGAACTTGCCCTTGATCTGATTGTGCACGGGCCTGATGTTGAAAACAAATCCAAGAGTTCCGTAGTCACTGAGGACGGGGTTCGACTTGTTCAGGTAGTTCTTCGCCTTTTTGAAAGCTCGCTCGTAGTCGTAATCGTTGGCAATACGCTGCATTACCGGGGAAAGTCCTTGGAGTGCTTTCATCGAACCTTTACCAATCAGTTTATTGAACATCGCAAAGTCGTTGCTCTTCGTTGCGTATGCCAAGTTGATTGCTAGAACATTAGCCGCATTGCGCGAGTAGCGATCGTTGGCAGACACGAACATCTTTCTGATGTCGCCTTCCACGGCGTTTTCGCCTGCAAGTTCTGCGGCCTTAGAAAGCCCCTTGCCACCGCCTTTCGGCATTGGAGGGGTGAATGTTGCGGCGTCCTGACAGGCGAGCGCGGCCTGCTCAAGAGCTGCGTCACGCATCGTCTGCCCTGTCTTTTTAGCGAAGTTCTGTAGCCTACGGATGAACTGCTCCTGAGACTTTTGACTTAGACTGACCTTAACCACGGCGGGTTACTGGTTGTCGTCGATGACGACGAGGGTGATCCATGCCGACCCGGGCTTGTAGGTCTGGGTCGTGATGCGGACGTTCTTCCCGCCGGCCACGATTTTCTTGCCCTGGGCGAGGGAGGCGATGGGCACCCCTCCGCTAAGGGTGGCCGCCGATGCCCCAATAGACCCGTCTGGCTGGCTCCAGGAGGCCGTTACAGCGGGGAGCCTGACCGTATACTGGGTCCGCTCACAATACCCCCCTGCTTCGAGCACGGTCGAGACGGCAGGGTCGGAGATGAGGCAGGAGAAGGTGATGGCCCCCAAGTTGGCCGACCCGGCCACGCCGAAGTCAGCGACCATCTCCTTCGCGTCCGCCAGAAACTCAGAGTAGAGGCTCATCCTATACTTGCCCGCTTTGGTAGGGGGACAAAAAAAGACCCCCATCGCTGGGGGTCTCGTTTAAGCCTGTCCGGCTGATTAGGCCGTGGTGAGGCGGTTGAGCGAGGTCGCGCGACCGACAGCGGCGCCGAAGAGCAGCGTGGCGGTGACGTTGTAGTAGCCGGACTGCTCCTGGCCCATGAGCACCTGCACGCCGAGGCCGGTGTCGGCGTCGACAGCGTTGGCGACTTCGAAGCCCGGGATTTCGCCCATCGGGAGAGCCGAGGCGACGGCGATGGCGTCAGCGCCGCAACCGAAGCCAGCGAGGGACTCGCCGTTGGCGGGGAGGCTGTTCCACTGGTAAACCGAGGCACCAGCGAGGGTACCGATCTGGCCGGAGGTCAGGATGCCAGCACCGAGGACGGAGTTACCGATGATGGTAGCGTCGCCCAGGAGGTTGTTGGCGTAGGTCGGGTTCAGGATGAACGCGCGGGGCTCGGCGGCCTTGGCGGCGTCGAGGACGCCCTTGGAGGCGACGACTTCGGCGTAGGACAGGGAAGCGCCGGTGTTCGTGCCGGAAGCGTAGTTGGCGACGGTGATGATGGCGCCGATCTCAGCGAGGCACTTTTCGGCGAGCGCGTTGGCGGCGGTCGGGACGAAGGCGTTCGAGAGGAACTGAGCGCCGTACATCTTCACGTCGAGGGGCGAGAAGCGGGACGAAACCTTGAAGTGCTTCAGGGTGACGTTGGCGGCCGTGATGGTCGCGTCGTCTTGGGTGAGGTATCCGCCGGCGCCGAACTCGGTCGCGGTGGAGGTACCGATGAGGGGGACCTGAACGGTCTTTCCGGCGGACGACTCAGCGGCCGAGAAGACCGAGGAGAAGGCGCGCAGGGCGGGGAGCTTGCCCTTGAGGGAAGCGATGACGCTTTCAGCGAGGATGCTGGGAGCGGCGACGATGGAGTTAGCCATGATGTGTTATGATTGGGTGAGGGTTGAGGGAAATTAGAGAGCAGCCTTGATGATGGCGTGCTTGTGAGCGGCGAAGTAGTCGTTGCGCTCCTTGGAACCGACCGGGAGGGACAGGAAGGTCGCGAGGTGGTCGACGGCCTCGGCGGTCGGCTTGGCGTCCGCAGGGCTGATTTCGACAGGGGCCACGCCGACGGAGGCCACGATCTTGGCGGCTTCCTTGGAGGCGCTGACCTTGGAGGCTTCGTGCTCGGCGACCAGAGCCTTGAGGGACTCGGAGTCCTTGACGGCGGCCTCGAGGGCGGCGGTCAGTTCGGCGAGCTTCGCATCCTTGGCGGCAGCTTCGACCTTGAGGGACTCCAGTTCGGCGGCGGCGCCGACGGTCATCTTCTCGACAGTGGTACGGAGGTCATCGCGCTCGGCGGTGAGGCCCGAGAGAGCGGCGTTGGCGGCGAGCAGCTGTTCTTCGATGGTCATAGTCTTATGTTTGCTAGGAATGGAATTATTCGCGGACTGTTCGCGGTCGAGTTGCTCGACTTTACGCTCAGCCCATTCGGCGGTACGCATGATGTCGCCGGAGGTCGGACCGCCCCAGAGAGCCCACGCTACGGCACCCGCTCCAGGGAAGTCCTTGCCGTCAGGCTTGTTGTTCGGGGCGTCCATGTCGCCTTCGTGACGACGGAACCAAGGCCCCATGCGGCGGAGCTTGTCTTCGGAGACTGAGCCGTCCGCCATCTCACGGGCTTCCCGCAGGGCCTTGTCAGTCACGCCGTCGCCGGACTTGCCCTCGGCGTGCCACTCAAGGCCGCGTCGGGCTGCCGTCTGGACGTAGTCAGGGACGCTGATCGCCATCAGAACGAACGCAGGGCGTCGTTGAAGGAGTCCGCGAGGCCAGTGACCAAGCCCTGGGCGGCGGCCTGCTTGCCCGAGAAGACCTGACCTTCCATGGCCTCGGCCTTGACCATCTTGCGCTTCATGTTCACGGCCTGCTTGAATTCGGCGTGGATCGTGTCGACGCCTTCCTGAAGGTTCGCCATCTGGTTCTCATCGAGGCTGGTGCCTTCGATGCCGGCGCCCTTGAACTTGCCCGACTTAATGACGACCATCTTGATACCAGCCATCTCGGCGGCCTTGGAGTAGTCGGGAATAGCCATGTAGACGCCGATGGAGCCAACCGTGGAGGACGGGCTGGCGACGACGCGGTCCGCAGCCGAACCGATCCAATAGGCGGCGGACGCCATCTCGGAGTCAGTGTAGGCGAGAGTCGGCTTGCCGTAGTTACGCACCTTGTTGGCAAGTTCTTCGACGCCCGTGACAGTGCCGCCAGGGGAGGAGATTTGCAGGGCGACCTTTTCGACCTCGGGGTTCGCGGCGAACGCGTCGAGGGCTTCGGAGATTTCGTTAACGTCAGCGGCGCCCATCATCTTCTCGAGCGGAGAAAGGCCTTTGCCGATGACTCCGACGACCGGGATGATGCCGATGCCGTCGACCACGTAGGGCTTAGGGGCGACGCCGAAGAGCTGAGAGAGCATCTCCGTGAAGCCGAACTTCTCGGCGAGGACGGCGTGGTCCTTGGCCTTGGCCGGGTCGATGAGTAGGGGCTCGCGGCCCGACAGTCCGTTGGTAAGGAAACGCATGGTCTTAGGAATTGGGTTCGTCGAGCTCTTTGGGCTCTTCAAGGTCGGCTGGTTCGTCTTCGCCTTCGTCCTCCATCTCGCCGGAAGGAGACTCTGGATCTTCCTCGACGTCTCCGCTGATCGTGCCGACGGGCGTGTTGGATGGACGGAACAGGAGTTCGAACGGGATGCCGTATTCTTCCGCGAGGTTCTTGATGTGGACCATGTCGGCGGCTCGCTTCTGCATCTCGGTGCGGAAGTCTAGGCCGCGCTGGGCGTAGAGTTCGGACATGGAGAGGAGGCCCATCTCGACGTCGGCCCGGTCATTCGCGGCTTCGCGGCCTGCGTCCACGGTGACGGACTTCGGGGTCGTCCAGGAGACGGAGGCCCACTGCGGGTCGTCAGGGAGTTCGCCGGCGGCGATGGCCTGACCGATGATGTAACCCCACGTCGGGACGCAGAAGTTCTCGATGATGATGGTCTGGTACTTTGAGAAGACGCGGCCAGCCTTGGCGGTGATGAGACGGACGGTGGCGCCGCCGAGCTTGGAGGAGTCGCCGACGAACTCGTAAGGCAGGACGCCTTGCGAGATGTCGCGTTCCAGCGCAGCGAGGAAGCCGGTGAAGGTGGCGTTGGGGCGGTTGCTCTGAAAGGACGTCATGTCCTCCCCGGGCTCAAGGGCGATAAGTTTGCCACCCATCGTCGCGGCGACATTGGCGTAGGAAGAGCCGTTGGTCGCCCCAAGTTCGCCGGCCATGTCGGAGTCAATCGTGCCACCCTGCTTCTTGATGACGCGGGTCACGTCGCCGTTGTCCTTCACGGCCTGCTTTTCAAGGGCCAAGATTTCCATCTCGTCCTGGATGGAGTTGATGGAGTGCTGGAGCAGAGGGACGCCACGGGCGCCGGACGCGTACTCCTGGTCGACGATCATCATCATCGACTGGGCCAGAATCTGGCGGGACGAGCCGTCGGAGCGGTAGACGTTTACGGCGATGTATTCGCCGAACGGACCGAACTGAATGCCGTCGTGCATCCCTTCTGGCACCTTGCCTTCGAGAGGGTCGCCGACGCGGTGGGCTTCCATCAGCTGGAGTTTCGCTTCGCCGCTCGCGTTACGGACCTTGGCGGCGAAGGAGTCGCCGTCGCGGATCATGCCGCGCAGCAAGATGGACTGAGCCTGATAGAAACTAAAGCGGTTCGTGATGTCGATGCGCTTGGCTTTCTCCGCGAAGTAAGCCTCGTAGCGTTCCTGCATCTCAGGCGTCGACGCGTGGCTCTGGGGCTTGATGCCGTCGCCAACGGTGTAAAGGCAGATGTCCGCAAGGATCTGCTTGAAGAGGCCGGAGTTACGCTCGGCCCATCGGCACTTGCGCACCATCGTCAGGCGGTCGTAAGGCGTCAGGTCGCGACGGAGGTCACGAGGTTCGGCGCCGTAGGCCGCACGACGGGCACGGGTCACGCCGATGCTCTGCCAGTCGCCGTACGAAGCCTGCGGCTGGGGCGTGGTCGGCTTCGCCTGCTTAGGGCGGAGGCTGACGGTCGGGACGGTCTTCTTTCGGGGTGCCATGGAAAGTTAGTCCTGGCGGTTCTGCCAGTCGGTCGAGATGACCGTGCGGCGAGAGCCGTAGGTGGCCGGGTCGAGGCGAGAAAGGGCGAACATCGCTTCGGCGAGCATCTCCTTCGGAGGCATCGCGAACTGCTTGGACGCGGACGAGCCGGAGTCGGAATAGGACATCAGGGTCTTACCTTCGGTGATCATGGCGACCGCCTTGGATTTGATGTCGAGGAGTTCGCACTCCGTCAGTCCGATGAAGAGTCCAGAGGCCATTTATCTTGCTCCGATTGGAAGAAAAGGGGGGTTAGCCGCCCAGCCCACGCCACAAGCTTCTTCCTCCTGCGACACTAAACGGCTAACCCTTGAGGAAAGTCTGCCCATCGTCAGGACGGTTGCAAGTCGGTTTCGGCGGTTTCCCGACCAGCGATGCCCCAGCGGACGGCGGCCAGAAGGGCGAGGATTTCGCAGTCAAGGCTGTGATTGTCGCGCTTACCCTGCGGGAGTATCCACTGAGGCTTGCCCGTCCGGCGGTCCTTCACGCGTACTTCGGCGTTCAGCTGCTCGACGTATTCGGGCGTCGCGTCGAGGGCGTAGGTCCAGACCTTGCGGGCGCGGAGGCCGTGGAGGAGGTCTTTGCCGGCGGTGTTCGAGTGCACGATCAGCACGGCCCTCTGCGGGATGCCAGGGACGACGATGGACTGCTTCTCGGAGTAGAAGCGGCGGGTCGTGTTGCCGGACTTATCGGTCACGGCGAAGTCGTCGGAGCCTGATCCCTTGGCGGTCTTCCAGTTGCGCTTGGCCGTCTCGCGGTAGACCTCGGTCGTATTGTCGCCTGAGTCGACGAGCACTAGGGCGTGGTGGACGCCGTGCTGCTTGGCGAACGCCTCGACGTTGCCCCAGGAGTCGATACGGGCGAAGGCCATCAGTCGGCTGTGCCCGGTCTTTGCCCAGCGTCGCACCGTCACCCAGAAGTGGCCGCGCTGGACGTCGACGCCCATCGTGCGGAACGGGATGCTACCCGGCACGGCGTCCTTCTGCTCGACGACGCGGGCCTTCGGGGTGATTGCGGCTTCGGCGTCCCACGCGTCCGCCATCTTGTAGTTGGCGGCTTCCGCCAGCGCCACCATCTCACCACCCTCTTCGCTCCAGGGCATCGCGAGTCGCTTCTGCTTGAAGATGCGCCTAGGCTCCTCGTCCCCGTACTGGTCTGCGGCCTCTTTGGCCTTGAGCATCAGCACGCCCAGCTCGCCCCAGCTCATCGAGGCCAGCGAGTTCCAATGAAGGCCGATGTGCCCGGAGTTTGCGGCGACTGACGTGGCGACGAAGGTTCCACGGGCGTTGGCCTCCAGACGGCTGGCGTTCGTGTCGGGCAGAAGCGTGCGGCAGGACGCGCACTCGTAGGTCGTGCCGACGCTGACCTTGTGCAAGTCCCATGTGCCCGTCGACTTCGCGTCCTCGGGAAACCTGATCTGCTCCCAGACCCACGGCTGAAGGTGGTCGCACTTCGGGCAACGCATGTTCCAATCCCGTTGGTCGGTCGTCTCGTGCAGCTGATGGAACTCCTGACCAGCCCGACCGCCCTGGGACATGAAGATGCGTTTGCCCATCCAGCCGAACGCCGTCACGCGCGCGCTCAGTTCGGCGAGGTGACCAGGAGGCGCCATCCAGCACTCGTCAGCGATCGTGTAACGCAGGGATAGGCGTTGAAGGTTCGCCTCGTTCCAGATGCCTCGGCAGTAGAGCGTCATGCGGTCGAAGTCCGCGGTCGTAGACCTGTCGAGGTCATCGCCCGAGAGACGCACCTTCACGGGAGGACAGTTGTTCCAGACCGGGCGGAGGTAACGCAGCGCGAAGTCCTTGGCCTCGGGGTCCGTGGCCTGAAGCACCATCGTCGGGCCGGGTGCGTTGGCGATGATGTGGCACGTGAGCAGTCGGGCGAACAGCGACTTGCCCGATTGGATGCTCGCGAGGATGGTCAGCAGTTTCGTCTCGGGGTCTGCCGCGATGCGCAGCGCTTCGGCGATCCAAGGCGTTCGCTCGGAGCGGAACGGCCCGGGCATCGGCGAGTCGGGGATGGCGAGCACGTTGGACTCAAGCCACTCGACGACGTCGCCAGAGTCAGATGGACGAAGCACGTCCCGACCGATTCGGAGCAGGTCAGCCTTGTTCATCGGCAGAGAGGTCGGCCTTCACGCGGCGCACCCAAGCCTCGAGCACCTTGACCGCCTTGGCCGGGTTCTCGGGGTTGCATCCTTCGGCCACGTCCAGGGCGAGTTTGTCGAGGCGGTTGACGATGCGGGCCGTCATCTCGCGCATCGCTTCGCCGGCTTCCTTCGCCGAGATGTAATCCTTGGTCAGGATGAGCCGACGCTCCTGCTTTTCCTCCAGCGCGACGAGGGTTTTGAGGGAGGCGTTATAGGCCGACTGATATTTCCCCTGATTCGGATCACCTTGCTCCATGGCTGCCTGCCAGACGCCACGGGCTCGGCTGACTAGGATGCGGTGCTCTTCGATGGTTTCGCCAAGCGTCCCGTCGTCGAGCTGCGCGGGTGCCGTCGGCGCCTTTCTCACCCGGGCATCTTCCTGCGATTGCCTCCAAAGCGTAGCGGCCTCGACCGAGTCGATGGGCATACCCTTCTTGACCAGGATGGAGACGCGTTGGCGAGTCAGGCCAAGGGCTTCGGCAATCTCAGTTTGGCTGGGCATCGTTTTGGACGGTGTTTACCCACCAGACTAGCTGGGACATTTTGATGATAGGGATGCCGTAAGACAGGCATTCGCTGACGTAGAATGAGGCAGGCTCGATATCATCCGGTAGAAGGATGCAGACAAATCGTTTGTTCAGGTGCTTGCGATAGACCAGGCACTGAGCCATGGCGGTAAGCATACCTTGCGACGTGCACTCCTTCTTTGTCTCAATCGCCCAGTTATAACCGACCAAGTCAGCACGCATCTGACAACCTGGAACCTGAGCCTCGCGCAGGATGTGGCGCGGGTGCATGACGTTTGCATCCTTTAGCATCTTCTCCGCCTCGAGTTGCATCTGAAGTTCAGACCCGTGCGACCTAGAATGAGACCTGTCTTCCCATTTGGCCTTCTTCGGTGAGGCCTTGAACTTGGCGATCAGCAGTCGGTCGCGCTTGCACTTGTCGTAGATGCCGGCCTTGCTGATGGCTCTTCGGACAACCTCGCGTGAATGCGTGAAGTCGAAAGCCTGGCGCGTGCCGTGGATTGTGCCGCATCGCTTGTATGCTTCGACAATCGCCGCGTCACGCTTGGCCTTTTCCGCCCGGGCGACCTCGGCGAGCTGACGGGTTTTCAAATCACAGGGCTTCATTGTCAACAGGTGTGTTTTATCATTCGGCCTTGTAAGAAAAGGCCGTGGTGACGGGCCACGCGTGAGGCAGGGGGGGGTGTAGGAGACTCCTTATAGGGG